ACTGGAACTAAGATGTATCACAAGCCAGATGACACAAAATCACGCGGGCAGTACATGCCTATGCTTGTTGCTGCGTCAAAGGAATTTGGAGAAGATCATCGCATCTGGGTCTATCTTACTCGCGAGTATATGTTCTATAAGATGTGGGACCTAGTTCTATCAAGCGCTGAAAAGGTTCACGCGTTTAGCAAGGACTGGTACGTTGAGCGCGCGGCAGTGTGTCGCTGGGCAAGCGAGGCTTGCCGTATCCTTGGTCAACCTGATACCGCGTTGGTGTGGGCAGATCGCGCGATTGAGATTGATCCTTGCGGTGAAAATTACTTTGAGAAGGTTCGTTGCTACTATGAGCGCGGCGACTGGTCCGGCATCTGGGAAACATCTAAGATAGTTGCTCGTTGCGAGAAGACAAGTCACTATCTTTCAAGTGACGATCTATGGAAGTGGAGACTTTACGATATGCAAGCTCTTGCCGCGCACAATCTTGGTGATAAGCCTAAGGCAATTAAGTACGGCGAGCTTGCCATAGAAGGCAATCCTCTAGATCTACGCTTAAGAAATAACCTAGTATTCTACAAACAGGGGATCTAATGGAGCAGCCAATTGTGTTCGTTGCGTTGCTCGCAAAACAAAAAGCGCAGGTATTAAACTTCTTCTTAGAAACACTAGACGCTTGGGAGTACCCTAAGGACAGAATTCATATCTACATCCGCACGAATAACAACACGGATAACACCGAGGAAATTCTTGCGGACTGGATTGGCCGCAATACACTTGCGTATCGCAGCATTGCGTTTGAAACGCACGATGTTGCAGAGCGGGTACAGGACCTTGAGGTTCATCAGTGGACAGGTGAAAGATTTAGAGTTCTTGCAAAGATTCGTCAGGAAAGCTTGCGCCAGTGCTTACTTACAGACGCGGACTACTACTTTGTAGTAGACCTAGATAACTTCTTGTATCCAGACACTCTTAAGGAAATGGTTAAGCTTCAACTGCCAATAGTAGCTCCACTTCTTAGATACGCGATTGCTAGAGGAGATCACGCAGATACTCCTGTAGAGGCAGCAAAGATAGAAGGACACCAGGGACAGTTCTACGCAAACTATCATCACCTTGTAGATGACTACGGCTCAATCGTAGCAAATGAGACGTACTATAAAATTCTTGACCAGACGATTAAAGGTCTTATCGAGTGTGACTGTGTGCACTGTACGTACCTAATTAAGCGCGAGTATATCGAGCAGCTTAACTACACCGAGGAATCTGATCGTTGGGAGTACATGGTATTCTCAGAGTCAGCGCGTAAGCAAGGAATTTCTCAGTACCTAGACAATCGCCGCATCTGGGGAGTTCTTACACTTACAGAGAATGAAAAAGCATGTCGCTGGTGGATGGATAGCCTAAAGGATCCAGCAACTCAAACAGAGATGTATAGCAACCGCGTCTTAGACTGATTTCTTTTTCTTAACTTTCTTCTTCTTAGTTGCAGCCTTTACTAGCTTCTCTTCTCGTTGTGAATGATACGCATCAACCGCATTAGCGCTTGTTCGTGAGCGCCAGGTAAAATCACAAGCCTCGCATTGAACAAGACGCATAGTTGCCCAACGTCCACCGTTAGGTGTATTAACAACGAGTGTCTTAAGACGGTTTGGTCGTGCGTTGCAATAAGGGCACTGTGGGAAACGTTGGCGACGAGATTCTTGTCCGTTCCAGGATACGGAAAGAGTACGACGGATTTCTCCTTCGTCCTTTCCTCCCCAGATTCCCCAGATTTGCTTGTGCTCTAATGCCCACTTTAAGCAGTCCTTACGAACAGGACACACAAAACATAAGTTCTTTGCTTGATACTTTTCTGCAGGCTCGGTCGAAAAGAAAAAATCTTTTACCTTATCGTTCTCTTGCAGCGAGCAGGTGGACTCTTTTTGCCAGTTAAGCTCTCCCGGATTTAAGCTCACTGTGGAACCTCAACCCAGGTGATCTCTGACATATCGTCAACAGCATCTCCGTACTGAGTTTCGCCATCTTCATCACAGACGGTAAGATCAATATCGCCGTCTACTTCACCAGCATATCCATAGGATACATGAGCAGATTCAACTGCCTGAAAACCATTGCCTAATGTGATGGATACGCCATCGCGTTGAAGCGCGGACGCAAGCGCGCGGCGGACAAGTTCGTTCTCTACGTCAACTCTTTCGTCGGTAAAAAAGACAAGGGAGTTATCGTGGATAGACTCGTATCCTGAGCCCGTCCATTCCTTCCAAAGTAGCTCGCCTTTACGCGAATCCTTCACAGTGAACCCTTCCGTCATAAAGGATAATACACTGAAGGGACGGAAAAAGTACGGTAAAACACCGACTATTCTTTAGTCAATAATTACCTTAGGCTAGGTATGAAAGTGTCTCTAAAGGTCACTGAGCAGGTCTTACATATTGTTGTAGGTGCCGAGTTGAAGCACTCCATCAGCGTCAGGCCATAGGTACTGATAGTACTCGGGGCGATAACCTTTGTCCTCTGGCCAGCTAAATTGTGAGTACCAGCCGTAGTCCTTGCGCAGTAGAGCAATACGGTGAGTGGCTGCGATCTGTTCGTACTTGTCCTTGTCCTTGAGCCAATCAGGAAAGGTAAGCTCATCACTGATACGGCCAAGCTCAAGCGCACGAGTTAGGGTGCCCTGGATCTTAGGAATCATTGTTGAGTTGTAACCGCGAGCAAGCCACTCATCGCACATTGTAGTTGCGTAGAGGGCAAGAGCTTTTTCGTGACCTTCCCACATCTTGGCCGCTGGGTGGTTGCGCCAGCCTTTAGGGTCACGATGTTCACCGCGAGGATCTAGCGATGTAAGTACGAGCATAAGCTGCCACGCCTCAAGTACCTGCTTATTAAGGCGTTTATTGTCTAACTCCTGAGCAATATGCTCGAAGGAATCAGTGTGAGGTAAGAATGTTTGCATGTATGCGTCCGTTCGTCATTGAGTAAATTATAACATGTCTTTAGCGCTCGTCGGGGTTTGATTCCTCAATTGTCATATCTTCATCGTCCTGAGAGATCTCAAAGGGCTCTACGGGGACGTATATTCCTACAACTGTAACCTTACCGCAGGAGATGCACTCGCATACGCCACCAGGCGATAGGTTAAGTGGCACGGTTACGCTTATCAGGCGTGTGATGATATTCCCGTTCTCGTCTACACTGTCCGGCTCCCACGTACTATTCTCACGAATCCAGCACAACTCGCACTGAGGCGCTAGGTCTTCGTCGTAGTCTCTTATCATTTCACGCGAGATTCCATAGGCTTAGAGTACCACTTTTTCTTTGCCGCGTGTCGAGAAAAGTCCTTATCGCCGTTGATTAAGTACTCGCGGTCACCGATCTTTTCAGCCTCGCCTCGTTGTGGATTTCCATCAAGTGAATCCTTAATTGCCTTGGCAATAAAGTTTCCAGCCTGCACCGCAACTGCCTTGCCCCAGACCGCTGGAAGTGCTGAGTAATCCTTAACACTTTCAATGTCCCAGTCATCAGGAAGTCCTTGCATGCGCGCAGCCTCGCGGTGAGTAATCAAACGAGGTTCAGTTGGGTGAACAACGTGATCTAGTGCGGAGCCAGTAAGCACGTTGCACCAGTGATCTTCTTTCCAGCGGTATGGCTGCGAGAATCCAAGCTTAAAGTCTTTGCGAATAACACGTGGAGAAATGTCAATCCACTTCTGAGGAAACTTTCCATCGTTTAAGTCTACTGCTTTCTTAAGTGCACCGCCTGTGTCACCGTTGCCTTCCCAACCATTATTGCCAATGATGCTAAAGATCTCTTCTATACGTTGAGCGTGAATATTAGTTTTGCCCATGTGGCCGTTGACCATGCCATTCTGTGAGCGCAGATGCTTATTCCACTTAGTTGCTGGACCTACGTATGGTTGACTGTTCCATGTCAAAGGAAGTTTAGCAAGATCTCCAATAACGTCCATGATGCGAGGAAGTTCAGTCGGCTCAGCATGCGCGATATCAAATTTAATTCCGCTACGCGCAGCAACCCAGAAGTAACGTGGACGATACGAGAATCCGCCAACCTGAAGGTTATTGTGTTTCACGTGGTACAGGTCGTACTTCTTACCAGATAGTTCTTCTAGCATATCACGGTACTTAACCATTACTTCACGCCCTTGGGTGTAAGCCTGCTGCACACTCTCATAGACAACAAACTTAGGCGCAATCTTTGCCGCGTATCTAACGAATGCTCGTGTGTGTTCATGCGCCTTAGCGTCAGGACCACGATTAGCTTCACCGGACCACACTGACCAACCGGAGCAAGGAGGGCAACCCATAACGATATCTGCCTTCATTGTTGGCCAATCACTTGGATCATCCGAGAATTGAGATACCCAGTTATTTCCTAGGTGATGGCGATTAGCTTCTGCAACTGGATTACCAAAATCAAGTGTGCCAGTGCGCAGTCTCATCTCCATACCTTGTTGAATAAAACCAAGGCTCATGAAACCAGCAAGGCCGTTGCAGTCAATAAATTGTGGGCTAGACATGTGAATCCCTCCGTAACGTATACGGAAGGACTGTATACTGCATTCGCAGTAAGTGTCCTGCTATTCCGCGGTGTTTTCTAGCAAACCTACCTCATAGCCACAGCCTGCGTATCCAGCGATATCTACCCAAGTATCTGGTTGGAACCCAGACTTATTTGCGTAACGAGCAACCTTCAACCCAACCATCATCATTGCTACATCTTCTCGCGTGATAGAAACACCAAGAATAATTGACCAGATCTTGCTAATACGTTCAAAGTTTTCTTCTGGCCCGCCGTACTGCTTGTCTCTATCACCTGTGATTATGTTTGCTGCATCACGAAGAGCATCAATGCGAGGCAGATTTTCACTCATTCTTCACCCACCTTTGTGCGAACTATAACTCTTGCGTCAAGATTAGCTCCTGACTCAGTGATGTTCATCTCTGCGGATATAGGAAGAGTCGCCTCTACGTCATTTGCAAGCTTCTTCCACTTGGACTCTGCACGTTCACGAAGCTCTTGGAAGTCATTTCCACTAACTGTAAACTCAACGGTAGCTCTCATTAGCGAATTCTTTTCTGCAAAAGATACGGCGTGTAGTGAGCACCGTCAAGAACAGGTGTCTTATCATCCATTGACTTAAAGATGATGTCACCGTACCGAACTCCAACAACCTTACCGCGTCGCCCGTTGTGAATAGCACCAGTTGGTCCATCGTACGCATCAGCCTTAACGCGGACCTCATCACCTACGATTATCGCGCCTGGTTGCGCACCGACCCACAGCTCATCTGGCTTCTCTGGCAAGATGGAGTGACCAAGAGCAAGCTTAGCGAACAGATCTAGTACGTCCTTAGCTTGACTTTCAGATAGCGTAATGCCTTGCCACTTTTCAAGCAGCTTAAGTACTCCGTTACCTACGCCAACCTTAACCTTTGCTTCTTCCATTTGGGATTTAACCCAGTCAACATTAACTTCAGGCATGTTAGTTGTCCCCTCCTATGTCATCTGGCAGACACTTTTTGCATACGCCAGCGTTTCTGCTGCGTCCAACGTCGTCTATTGCTCGTGCGCATAGTTCACATTTTACGCCTTGATCCTTAACTTTGTACCCTTTGAGCTGACGTTCCTTATTGCGTTCCATCTTTTCGATGTAGAACTGGTCCAGCATCTCATCTGTTCCGCCGGCCGCAACGATAATATTCGCAACAAAGTGAAGAACATCAACGGCTTCCTTAACAATTTCTTCACGATCCGCGTAAGGAGCATCGTGCTGCCAAGGCTTCCATGAGATAGCCTGGCGCATCTCTGCAAGTTCATCATCGATGGCTAGCATGTTCCACCGCATGTACTCAACCAACTTGCGAATATTCTGAGGCTTATCGCCTTCCATCTCTTCGTAGTTAATAAAGTATACATCTTTTTGTAGATCTCGTGTACGTCGTAACCAGTTGTTAAACAATATTCCCATTGCTATGCCTTTCCACTATATAGCTTTAGTGATTCAGTTAGTGTAATTGCTGCGTCTCTCTTTGTTGGGATTGCGTTTAACT